AGGAGGATGTAATTGACCCTAAGTTTGTTTCAAAAATCCACTTAGAAATAGCTTCTTCATAGTAAATAAGATAATTTTGTTTACTGATAATTACATGGTTAGCAGTTCCAGCTTGGTCTATCAGATATGTCCACGTTTCTAACGTGAAATCAGACGTTCCTAATTGCAGCGCAGCGTTATTAGCAACATCCAAATAATCCCCACTCCCATCAAAGTACCCGCTACCACCCACTGCGGCAGCACTGTAGGAGGACGTTGGAGCGAAGGGGGAGAAGGGGGTTACGGAGGGTGAGCCTGAAGTGGTAATCGTAAAACCATTACCGCTGGCATCACGGAAACGGTTAGATTGACAGGTTAGTAGTGAAGTTCCTGAGATTGCTGTTAGCGGCGCCGTTGGGACTGTTGATGTTGTAAATCCAGACCCTTTTACGATACGAACATCTGCCATGTATCCTGTTGCAAAAATACCCCCTGTGTCCGTACCTATATTTACAAGACTTTGCACAAAATTTGTTGAGTCAGATACAGAAGCTCCTTGAACTCCATTGATAAAAAGCCTTAGGGTTCCAGATACCCTACTGGCCGCACAAAAATTCCATGCGTTAAGGGTAAGTGTGTTTGATGTTGTTGCAATAGTGCTAATCCCATAATTTCCGAATTCTAATGTCCTTGATGAAGTCATGTTAAGGATTGGAGCATTAGCAGTTGGAAAACTTATATTTCTTTGGGTTGCAGCTACCGTTGGATAAAACCAAAATTCCATTGAGAAATCGCCTGTACCAAAAGCAAACGCTGCATTACTTGCTACCTGCAAATAACTCGACCCGTTAAAATAATTCCCCCACCCAGTCTGGCTGAACGGCGAGAACGTGCCTTGCGTTGTGTTGCCGTTGCGGGTGATGGTGAATGTATTGCTGGAACTGTCTAAGAACGTATTGTTCTGAGCGCCGTTAGTGCCGTTGCCTGGGAGAAGCAAGGATACAAGGTTGAAATACTGATCTTTGATCAGGCCGGACGTGAACCCATAAACGTTAGCAATGGCCGCGCCAAGTGTTGAAAGAACAGGCATATTCGCTGCTCCTTACGCAAACTTCGTTTGGGATGCAAGGATCGTGTAAGTGCTTGCAGCCGTTTTGATAATACTGAACACATAAGCGTCAATGGATGTTGTATTGCCAGCTGATGGCGCCGTTCCCTGCTGCCATTTGACGCTAACGTTAGTCGTTGTGCTATCAACCTGAAACCCGGTTGGGTAGTACCCAGTTGGGCCATTCGTCACGAGAAACGCGCAAGTGATAGATTGGCCTGTGGTAATAAAGTTGTTAAGCGTTGTCGCTGCATCGCCACGAAAGTTGAACGTCCAGTTGGCGGAAGCGTTTGACGTGTAGTAGTTAACAGCGCGCTCGGTAAGGTCAACGTTAACCGTTCCGGTTGCCGCGGTTGCAGAAACGTTTGCCGTTTCAACCACGGGTTTGATAACCATCTTCCCTGACGCTGTTATGGCGTCCGTTGTCGAATCGCCAAGCGTTACATTGCCTGATGCGGTAAGCGTTGTGAATGCACCGGCACCAGCAACGGTTTGACCAATGGACACACCGTTGATCGTTCCTGCGCCAGTCATGTTCCCGCCAAGCGCAAGCGTCTTACCTGATCCGACGTTTAAGCCAACGCTTGTACCGCTGCCCGCTGCCGCGAACAACGCATCGAGCGTATCCATATTCGTGTTGAGTTTGTAACCCCATGTGTCAGTTGACGCGCCAACTTCAGGCTTGGTAAGTGAAAGGTTACTGGTTGTTGTATCGGCCATGATTTACCTCGTTATGCGGCATCCCGCCATGGTGAATTGATTGGCGTCCATGTGTTGGACGGATCTGTGATGTTTGTCCAGGTGGTGGTAACAGGTGCAACGGGTTCCCATTTCAAACCGCCATTAGCTGACATGCTTGTCGTGCTGATAACCGTCGCTTGCGCCCACCAAGTTGTTGTGGGATCAGCTGTAACGCTTGATTCGGCAGCGGCAAATGCTGAGTTACCAATGTCAACATCGGCCTGAGCCGTTGCAGAGGATTCCGCGGCGGCTGTTGCCTGGCCGCTTGAGAATGTTTCAGCGTTTGCGGTAACTGCACTTTCTGATGCGGCAGTGGCAATCCCGCCCAGGAATCTGTCGCCGTTTGCGGATACCGCGCTTGTGCTTGCAGCGCTGGCGGCTCCATCCACCAAGCCTTCGCCCGTTGCCGTAACCGTTGAAACACTTGCCGCGGTTGCTGCGCCATCCTGAACAATGGAACCCAATGCGCTTGCATTGCTTTCGCTTGCTGATGTGGCTTGCGCGTTTCGGTTAACTTGTGCATTAGCCGTTTGGCTTGAATCGCTTGCAGCGGTTGCGCTAACGCTAAAGAGAATGCTTGCAACCGCGGTAACGGCTGACTCGGACGCTGCGTTTGCTTGCCCGTCAACATAAATAACGGACGTTCCTGAGTAGCTTCCCGAACCGTAATTGCCGAATCCGTAATTGCTACCGCTGCCTGGCGTCTTATCGCCAGACGCCTCCATGGTTGATGTGGAAGCGGCGGTTGCATTGCCTTCAACGTAATTCTGATCAGGTGCGGAATACTTGCCTGTGCCATAGGTGGCTGAACCATAGTTGTCAACACTGGCATCGGTTCCCCATTTGCCACTGCCGTATAAACCAGAACCATAGTTCAGCGCCATTTACTTACGAAAGCGTAACGGCCAAGTTGCCTGTTGCGAAGCGGAATACGTCACCATTACCAACGGCTTTGGACGTTGTGAGATCGGCCCATGACAGCATATTGCCTGATGTGCTGGCGTCGAAAATAGCTGCCGCCACAACCGTACCCCATGAACCCGTTGCCGTGGGAAATTCAACGTTAGCAGAGTTGCTTGCCGACGTTGGTGACGTACCGCTTACACTGAATGTTACCGCGGTGCGTGCGTAAGCGTTACCAGATACTTCCGTGCCGCCGCCAGCATCCGTTGGTGCAACAGTAAAAAGGCCAACGTAAAGCGAAGATGGTGATGTGTAAGACGTGTTGGTGAACACATGCTTCATCACTTTATCTTCAAGGTAATCTGAAAATGAACCCGCCATATCAATAACTCCTTGCTCTCATGCGCGGCGTGGTGCCGCTAAAGTTTGACCTTTGCTCTTCAAGCATTAGATCGTTGAAGGCCTCTTTATACAAAGTGCCCCAGGTAGTGATGCGGTCATCATCGCGCAGATAAGGTGCGCTCTGAACCAGTGCGCCATATAGATACATGGCTGGCGATTTCGCAAGCAACCAGTTGCTTGTGTTGCTATCTGAAAGCGCCGGAATCTTTTTGTAATACGACATTTCAACCGTGTACTCGCCACCAGGCGAAGGGATCACTTCAAACGTTTGGCCGACAATCGAGTAATACTTGGGTTCGTTGGCGGCTGCAAAGTAAGTAGATCGCAAATCGTCGGCTTGCTCATTGCTCACAAATGACAGCTTCATAGGCGTTGCCGTGTTCAACTGAATGTTGATCATTTGCAAAAAATCGGCTGGCAATTCCGTGTACTGCGTATCAAGTGATGCGGTTGCGCGCTGCACCATATCGCGTGTGCGGATCGTGCGGTTAAACGTTGCTTCCGCTAAAACAATGAACGATGGAATGACGGACGTTAAGTCATCGCGGTTGATCCAATCCGCAATGCTTGATTTGAGTCCGCTGAATGTGTCGAGTGCCATCAAGCCACCTTTTGAGTTTCGACCGGAGCGCCCGCTGCTTTTCTGCGCTCATCTTCCATCGGTCGGAGTGCCCAAGTATGCTCGTGCTTATACTCGAAGGTTCCTATATGTCCAATTTGCTTGGACAGGTCATGATCAATATACAACGGAATGCCGTTATCCCGCAACAACTTGCAGAAATAGACATCCTCGCCCATGTAACCCTTGGCCTGCACATCCCATGGCGTTGCAAACCAAGGCATATCCAAAACCTTAAACACGTTAATGTCAACAAGCATGGCGCCCGTTCCAACCATGTCCACTTGCTCAAGGCCCGTGTCCTCTGGCATCGAGTAACGCAATACTTTGCGACCTGTTTCCCTGTCATAGTTCCCTGCCGTTGGGCCCGTTGGCATTCTGCGCCTTGCGCAGTTGGCCGCCACGACGCATTCGCCGTGCGCTAGCAATCGGCTAATTGTGTCCGCAGGAAAACGCATATCGCTATCAAGGAATAGCAAGTAGTCGGCATTTGCGTGAATGGCGTTCATAACCAATTCCGTGCGCTGCGAGCAAAGCAACGTGCCTTGGCTCATCAACAAATTAACAATCTCTCCCGTGGTGCCTATGTGATGACTGATGGCGTTCACTAGGTCAAAGGTGAACATCGTATGGACTTCATCACGCGCTGGAACGCAAACCGAAATAATCCTTTTATCACTCATCAAACTCTCCCTGGTCTTGTACGAAAGTGGCGGTTTTCTGGGTCATTGAGCCATTGCTTAAAATCTTTTTCGTTACGCGTAATGCCCTTTCCGACCAACTCCATAAATAGATTCATCGGAATGCTTGCCACGCGAACACCATGCCCTTCACCGTCCCACCTGGCGCGTTCATCAACCTGGTTGAATTCGGACTTATTGCTTTCCACAATAGGCTGGACATTCTGGATTGTCTCGATGACAGCTGTATCGGTTTCCTCGTCAAAGTGCCAAATGCGAGTGATGCCTAACAGTTCGTCTTGTTCAAAGATCCGTTTTTCCATGTAAAAAAGGGCGGGTTTCCCCGCCCCCCGTTAGATACTGCGATTAGGACGTGAGTAAGTCAGCGGCAATCCCGTGGGCTTTCTCGTTGTAGATAGCAAGGCCATATTCCGCCAAAAGCAAACGCTTCTCAGCGTCACCCGTGGTTGCAAGTTCGACTTGCTGGAATGGGCGCAGGAAGTGAACGCCAGCATAGTCAGGCGAGAGAACAAACGCATCGCGCTCGCGCTGGAACCTGTTTGGAACAATGTTTACTTGACCGAAATCACCAACGTAAACATCAGCCGCGCCAATGATCTGTGCCTGCTTGCCTGCTGGAACGTCACGATAGCGCGTTGCAATACCGTTGAAACCAGAAACGGTTTGCTTGTTCACTGGGCCTGTCATCACGATAGATGGTTCGCCGCCACTTGTCCAAACCTGTTGCAGCACGCTCTTGAGGATGGTTTCCGTGAAGGTGCGCACGGTACCGTCTGAACGCGTTGCGGTTGGCAGTGTGGTGTACGAAGGATTGCCGCCACCCGAACCAACAGACGTGTTGGTTTTGATGAACGCCAAAAGCGAACCCGTTTTCTGAGCCGTTGTCGAGTCACCAGCTGTTGCTCCTTGGTTAGCAAGCAGGATGGTTTCCATATCGCGCTTAAGTTCGGCGGCTTTTTTCGCCAACTGATAAGCAAGCTCTGACTTGCGGCCCGCTTTGTTAACGGCTTCCATGGTGCCGGAAATCACAACAGTCTTACGGCTGATCTGTGTGTAATTGCCTAGCTGAACGGTTGGCGTTACGGCTTCATAGGTGGTTAGATCGTCACCTTGCAGCGCAGCATTGCTGGTTGTTGCATCAGCAAGTGCGTCGGTCTGCCACTGGAACAAGGTATTGGAAGCGGTGCCGCGACCAATGTTGTTCATAAAAGGCGTGGTTTCGGGAGAAATGTTGTAAATCTGATTGGACAGATCCTCACGGATACCCTTTGCAGAGTAGGTAAGGAATGTATTGCTAGCGATAGTCATGATTTTCCTTTAGAGAAATTGCTCAAAAAGTTTGGCGGCGTCTTTAACGCTACCCGTTTTTGCAAGGCGCTGTCTGGCGCGTGTTATCTCATTCACTTGAACCTTTGCGGCTTGTGGATTACCTGGTGCAACAGTTTTTGCTTTTGGCGCAACAACATTAGGTTTGATGCTTTGTTGCTTGGACATGATTTGATCAAACATCATGGCCTTGCGCAGCACCTTCACAACACGATGATCAACAACACCCTTCAGATCATCAGGCGTGAATCCCTCTTTAACGCCAAACTCAATCAACGCAGACTTTTCAGCCTTTGCCGTTTTCTCATCTCGCCATTCCGGTATGGCAGAAACAAGCAAACTGGCTTCTTCCTTTAACCTGGCTTGCATAGCGCGTTGCACTTCTTGTTGCTGTAGCGTGTTCAATCGCTGGAGTTCAGCTTGTGATGCTGCCAATTTCTCCGAACGTTGACGCGCTAACTCGGTCTGCCGCACCCACTCGATAGGATCTTCACGATAAAGCCGCTCCATATCAACGGGTGATTCCTGTTGCTGTTGCAATTGTTGTTGCAAAGCAGTCAACAGTTGTGAGTAAGTAGCACGCTCTTCACGAACCGCATTCAACTCGGCTTCAGCGGCTTTGCGCTGTTCTGCCAAGGCTTGCGTCTTCCGTGTGTAGTCTGCCGTGCGCTGGTAGCCCTTTAACAACTCGTCGAGTGGCACCGCCTCTTCCTTACCGTCAATTTTGACGGTGAAAGTGGGTGGCTCGTCTGGTTGCTTGCTTTCCTCGCTTTCATCAGACTCGCTGGACGCTTCAACTTCTTCGGGCACTTCGCCTTGCTCACCCGCTTCCGCTTCAACGTCCCCTGACGCCTCAACCTCATCGGTTTCGGCTTGCGCCTTCTCTGGTGCCTGTTCTCCGCTTTCCTCGGCAAGCAACGCTTCAAAGGCTTGTGCGGCTTCCCGCACACTCATGGCGGCATTATCCGCCAAAACTACATTCTCGTCACTCATTGTTTCCTCTTAGATTTCGGCGCGCTTGCGCATGCGATCAATCGTCATGCGCGTGAGCGTGCCATCGCTGATTGCACTTGACAGATATTGTTGGACTCTGTCAAGTGCTTTGAATTCAAAATGGATGCGTTCGCGTGCTTCAGTGGTTTCCGCCATAGCCCAATCATCAAGCAATTGCTGGCGGATACCCATCCACGCATCCTTGTACAGATTACTTTCTAATATGCGTTGCGCTTCGTGAGCGCGTTTAATCTTTTCTTCGGCTGTCATTGCATTGGCTGCACAGCTTGCGCGATTGCATCAAGTTGCATGCGCTCACGATCCATATTCACTTTGGCGTCAATCTCTGCCTGTGTTTGAGCAAGGCTTACGCCATACTTGAGTTCCATTTCCTGGCGTCTTAGCACACCATCTTGCGCAATGCGATCACGTTCACGATCATCGGCGCGGATCATCTTCTCGCGCTCAAGGGCAAGCTCGGCAGCTTTCTTTTCAATGTCAGCCTGGATGGCCTGAACCTGCACCGCGGTAAGTGCCTCGGACGGATCGGGACGCGGTTGTTGTTGCGGCGGACTGTAATCCATAGGCAACTGATTGATGAATTGCGTTGTGTCCTTGTATCCCGCCAACTCAATAATCTTGGTAAGCGTTCCTGCGTACTGACCAACCGTAACCAACGGATTGTTTGGCCCAAGGCTTTGCAGGATTTGCTCTTGCTTGGCGGCAATGGCTTGCAAGAATTGCAAACGCTCATCGCTATTGCCTGTTCCAAGTCCAACGTTCACGCTCACATCCATCATGGCGTCCCACCCGCGCGGATCAACTTCAATCCACTGGTTGCGCAGACGTACAACACGAGGCTTATCTTGGTTTTGCGTGATCAGGCGCAGCAATCCTTTGAATAACCGCTTCATGCCAATTTCGGCAAAGATGCGCGCAATCAGTTCAATGTGTTGCTGCGCGGCTTGCACGGTGGCTTGAACCGCCAAGCGCGTTGTCGATTGCAGAGCATCAGCGTTAAGGCCCATGGAGGCTTTAGACATGCCAGTGCGCGCTTCTTTCACCTGATCCATGTACTCGATCATGGAAAACGCTTGCTGACCAACAAATGGCGTTGAGAATGGCTGCACCATGCCTGGTGCGCGCATCCTAATGATTGCGCCGTTCTCATTGTTCAGCACGTCATCCATATTTACCTGGCCTTCCACAACCGCGGTGCGCGGATGAATGGATTGCGCCAATGAATCAAGCATATTGCGAAGGATCACGGACTTGATGCGCTGAATGTCCATGGTTACATCAGCCGTGGACATACCAAAAAAGGTATGTGGTTCAGGATCAGGCACAAAGTAAGTGAACGGAATATCGTCAGCGGGTTCGTTTGCCACGATCTTATAAGACGGGCCCATGGTGCAAATCTTGCGCAACTCGGCAAGTCCATCACCGTCCATATCCATGCGGATATAGGCTTCCAGGTACAAAATTCTGCGCTGCGAGGGATTGTTGTCGCTTTCGCCAAACATCATTTGCGCGGGATTACGGGCAATGCGCTCAATGTTTGTGTCTAATTCATCTTCACCCGTATTAGCTTCAACCTCTTCCTGGTCATAACCCATGGCGACCAGTTCGCTGACCGTTGCCAACTTGCGATGCGCCACAATGTCAGCGTCATCAAACGTGCGGGCGCGTCTGTCAATAATGAACTCTTCAGGTGCAAGCGACTCGACGCGAAACTTCTTGTGTGTAATGCGGCGGCTTACTTTGACCTCGTGAACCAACACGGTTGGCGTGAGTTGCTGGCCGGTGATCGGATCAATGATTGGTGGTGGCGCGTTGGGATCTGGCTCGCTTTGCAGATCAACCATTTCAACGCCATCCTGACTAAGCAGCAACGTCAGCTGCGCGTCATCCATGCCTGAATAGGACTCGTTTTTGATCTCGGTGCGCTCATCAACCCACCACTTGATCACACCCGTTTTGCGCACTAAAGCGTCTTTGAATGCCGAGTGAAGCGTAACGAAGAAATTGTTATCCTCGTTCAGGATGTATTTCACATAATCCGTGGCTTGCTCTGCCATCGGCACATCTTCTTTTGAGCGCGGGATGTACTGAACAACATTCTCGCTACTGAAAAATATGCGCATCAGGCTTGGCAAAATAGCCTGCACGGTATCGCGCACATCCATCGAAACAACCTGGCTGCGCCCTTCCTCTTCATCACCAAAAGGATCGCCAAAGTAATACTCGGTGGCTTTGGCGCGTAAGTTGCCAATCTCTAAATCAATAAAGTTAACGGCATCCGTGAGTTCAGCGGCAACAATTGCCTGAACTTCAGTATCGTCCATGGCTTGTCCAGACTTCGCGCCGGTTTCGAGTTCCGTTTCAATGTCCATAGCTCACCATTTGACCTTGTTTGCCCAATATGCCGCGCTCATTTTACCCTTGGCGATGTTGGCTGCGTGACGCGCTTTGAAGGCTTCGTTACGCTTTGAACCTTCAGGACTGCCGCTTACGCCTTGTTGTCCGAAACGGATCAGCTTGACCTCATCACCCGATTTCGCCAAAACAGCATGGCTTTTTGTTGGGTGGCTTGGCGTTTTCTTTGGCTTGTTGTAACCGGAAAACGTTTCTGATCCTCGCTTAATCACGCCATTCAACCTTGTTGCGGGAAGTTTGACCGATAGAAACGCATAGCTTGCATTGAGCGTCGACTATCCTGGGTTCGTGTGATGGGGCCGCCAACAAGCCATGCGTCGCATGTTCTTGCCGCGGCGCACTTGAAGTGGAACAGTTCGCAATAACCGAGGTTTGCGGCTTCTTGAACAGCTCCCTCAAGATCCACGTCCATGCCTTCATCATCGCCCTCTTCGCTTTCTTCGCCTTCCATGGCGGCGTTTTCAGCGTCGCCCTCGTAATCGTCGTCGCTTTCTTCGTCGCTTTCTTCGCCATCTTCGACGTGCATACCGTCTGTGATGCACTCAATCATCTCTGGCGTCTGAATAAACGCTGCGCAGTTACCGCAACGCATGCTCATGGCTTGCTCTAAGTCAGTGTTCCAAGTCTTTGATTTTGCTTGCCAAAATTCATCGTTTGGCATTTCAGGATTAGCAGGGCCATAACCCACATTGGCAAAAGCCCAATTCCTGTTCTTTAGGTTCGCCAGTGCATCCGTGGTTTCAATAGGGCATTGCATCACATCGGCTTCCGTGTAATCCCCGCCTCGGAAAGCGCAATCGCAACGGCTTGCTTTGGATTCTTAACCTTTGGGCCTTCCTTGCTACCGGAATGCAACTTACCCGCTTTGTACTCGCGCATGACTTTGCTGATCTTTTTCTCGGTTTTGGTTTTCTTCATCATGGAATTATGTCCGTCATAGAAACACGCATAACGTGATTTTGCTCAGCAACAATAGCAATCTTTTGACCTGGCGTAACAGTAACGTAAACAACCGTGTTCGCTGGAATAATAGGCGATGATTCGCTAGCAACTGGATCATCGCCAACTGCAAAGTGGCAGTGATAACCGGCATTTGAACCGTTAGCAACGCGCATCAACGTAACGCCAGTGCCAGCGGCGTGCGATTGCTGGCTTATTTCAGACGTTGTGATATTCGTGTTTGCGCCAAGTTTGCCAACGATCTCAGGCCATAGGTGACCCGCCGAATCGCGCACTTGCTTACTCATAACCCTAGTAATCCTTGTGAAAATTCATCCTCATCAATAACGACAGGTTTTCCGTTTACTTCCATGATTCTTAGTTTACTTTCTTCGCCTGGGAATACGACAAAGTTACTTGTACCGCCTTTACCTCTTGATCCAGCATCTAAGTAACGTATTCCTGGCACACCTAGTTTTTGAAGAACTGCCGATTGGTCTGCTTGTGTCTTTCCTTGCACGTAGTTCTTCATGGCATTAGCGCCGCTAATACCCTTCTCAACGTTTACGTCAAATGATCTTGCAATGTCAGCGTCGTTAATCTGACTTCTGATGATATTTAAGACTTCTGGTTGATCTTTGATCGGCTTATCCCAATCCAGCATCTTTGCTACTTGTTCGTCTGGTAGGTCTACTGTGTAGAAAGATCCTTTTGTTGATTCTGAATAAACAGGCATCTTCCCAGATTTTATGAACGGCAGTTCTTCTTCTTTTGATTTCGCTAATTCATCAGCCCACCGAGCGTTTCTTGATCTCAGGTCTTTTATTTGTTGGTTGTAGTTAGCAACTATGTCTTTAATTGCTACGTCCCCACCTCTTTGTTTAACTTCTAGCGCAGCGCGATGCGCTGGATTCTCAGGGTTAAATGGTTTCCCATCAACCAACATATCGAAATCTGACAAACTTTCTTGATATTGCCTAGCTACAGCAGGACTTTCAGCAAAGTACAGCCCATGGCCGTAAGCCTGAGCACCTTCACCCGTGCCGATCTTGCTGGCGTCGAACTTCTTAAACCTGTGCGGTGAACCATGAAACACAGTAAGTGGACTCAACAGATTTCCTGCTCGCTGTGCGCTTGCCATTGTTGACGCCGCCGCAAAAGGGCTTAAAGCGCCGTAAAACTCTGCCGCAACACTTGCTTGCTCGCCAATCTCTCTAGCCCGACGAAACTCGTCTGATTGAGGATCCATAACGCTATAACGCGGTTGTTGCCCCATAAACGCAGAAAGACCTTCGGCCAACGCTGTTGGCTTTCCCATGCCCTCTCGATATGCTTGCGGCCTCCTATCTTGCGCCGTTGCTGATGGCAAAACGCCAGTAGCCGGTGCCCGATAATTTGCCATCAGTCTGCGAATTGCAAGCAACCGGTCAAAATCGCTCACTTCTTCCTCGCAACGCGCATGTTATCAACCAAATTAGGGTAAGGGCGGCCAGCGGACTTCGCCATCGCCTTTGCGCTAGCCTTTTCCTTTTTGGATAAAGGTTCGCTCTTGCCAACTGATTTTGGACGTGGCTTGTCCCAAACTGGTTTGGTTTTCATGCGCGCACCTTATCAATAGGCTTGCAAAAATGCAAGCGGCGTGTTAATCGCCAGCAAACATTGGTTGTTGGTGATTAAGTTTTTCAACAATGTATGCCCATACAAACCCACCAAAAATTTTAGCCACAAACTGCAAAAGAACGATTCCAGGCATTAACGATCCAAACGCAATCGTGGGGAATACAAGGGAATCAACTGCGGCACCGGCAACGTTGCTTTTGTTTGCCCTAGAAAACCACGAACCTTTCATCTTTACAAAAACAACCCAGTCAACCAGTGCGGCTAAGGTAAACGCGCAAGCCGACGCTATGGCAATTTTCCCGCTAGCAGGGTTAAGCAAATAAGTGAGAACTCCAGACAATGCTATGAGCGCACCCATTTGCCACAGTCTTAGCTTTACGTGTAACCAATCTCTTAACGCCAAATCTAAACCTATGAACAGAAAAGCATTGATCGGGCTGATTGCTGGCCCAAACGCAGCGACCGAAAGATTGGCAAGCGTCATTGCAATCGTGTAAATACCAATAGCTATGTAAAGCATAAGTTCTCCTGTACAGGTCTAAGGTTCCAATGGTTAGGTGGGTTTTCTGAGTCAATACGCTTTGCCATGCAATAAGCGCATTCAGTCATGCTTTTATGGTTGACAGCAACGTTTGTTGAGTCTGCGCTTGATAAAGGCCAGCGCTCAAGCCCTTGTCCCAACATCCGCATTCCATGCGTCCAAGGTAACCGACCGAATGTTTTTGCAAGCCGGTTAAATGTTTCATCCATTCTGCCCTGCCACTTTGCATCACCAACATTCCAGTATTCGCCAGATGAGCCGAGACAAACTCGACCCCAATCGTCAACAAGTTCGCAAAGGTAATCCAACGATAAGCCTAGATGCCAAACTGGAATGCCTAAAGACTTTGGAAACGGCCATGTTGCAACCATCTTGCGCTGTTGATCTTCAGGCCCATCAATTACATCGGGAACAACCCCCCAATGTGGATGGCCAAGAATAGGATCAAGCCATTGATAAAACCCGTCAGGATCAAACGGCAACCCTCGTGTCTTTGCGCTAAATGCCCCGTTGTCCAGCATCAATGACTGACCAATTTTCAGACAGGTTTTTAAGTCCCTTGGATCGGCATAGGAAATACAAAAGTGCTCACCGGATAAAGTCTCTAAAACTGCTCTAGGCGTAATTGGTGTTCCGTGATAGTGGATCATTCTTTATTCAAACGCCTCAGCAATTCCACGCAATCCGCCAACAACTGATCGGTTAGCTCAAGCAACTCTTGCGCGATTTCGTTTGCCACATCCGCTTTGACGGACGGGTGGATGTTCTCAACCAAACTGTTAACCGTGGCTTTGATCGCCATTTGCTCTAGGTTCATCCTTGTCCTTTCAATAGATCTGCTGCATCCGTGTAACCGTTCTTCTCTAGCACTTCGATGCAATGGTTTAAGCGCGCTTCGCTTGCCACAAACTCAATCTGCGCTGCAAAGATAAATAGATTCTCTGCATGCTGATCAAACCCCGTATTCCTGGCAATGCCCATCACATCGCCAATCGTTAAGTCTTTCATTTCAACGCATCCTTAATATGTTCAGGCACCTTTGGCAGCGGTGCCCAGGCAATAGCCCACGTCTCCCATGTTCCGATCACGCACACGCCGCCGGGGTTTAGTAGGAGCATCTTGACGCCAAGCGGTGGCGGATCATCGCCTGGTGTGCGCCATATGGCTTGGCCTGCAAGGTAATCTTTCACGCTGCCCTTATCCCAAACGGGTTATGCCACAGCACTTTCTCCTTAGGCTTGCGCGGCTTAAAGGTCTTGTATTCCTCTTTCACTTCAAAGTAATTAACAAAGGTTTTCTTCCATGGAACATCAATATCTTTGATCCCCTTGGACTTAACAACAAGATCATCTGCCGCCAATTCGGACATGAGTTGATCAACCCTTTTGGTGGTTATATCGAACTTCTCAGCCAGGTGCCAAGCGTTGACAGGGTTTTTTAACCCTTTCAGGTAATCAAAGATCATCTTCTTTCTTGTTTCCTTAAACATCTTCGCGTGAATCGCCATTTCTTTTCTCCTGTTAAACAACTGCCCTCAAGTTCCTCTTAATTGGCTTACCCCATTGGGAGTTGTAAGCCTTCCCGTACAACGCGGTTCCTGCTTCGCTGGCAAAGGTCAACGCCAAAGCGTCAGCCATATCGGGTGAACCCATGCCGCGCTTGCGCATCTCATCTTTGCTTTCAAGTTTCATCTTGCCGCTGGAATTAAACGAGTAGCGCGGTGCAACGAGTTCCGCCAAAAGCGACTCATCTTTAGGTACCTTGCAGTCGCGCTTTTCAAGCCACGCTTTCATGCGTCCCCATAGCTCAGCCCGCAAATTAATGTAGGTGTTCCCCAAAGCAGGTGACTCTGAAACATTCACACCACGCGCTGGCATATTCAACTCACGCAACCGATCAACAACGCCAGCACCTAACCCTATCGAGTCAACCAGAATCTCAACAGGCCTATCCTCAAGACGCGTTACCTCGTACTCGCTCACAACGGCACCCGTTGTTTGCATCAGATCCAGGTTCCTCCACTTCCTGATCTCCGTAACCGTGTTCCCTTTCCTTTTAGCAAGTGCCGTGGAATCCGTGCCAAACCTTGCTACATCCAAACCCCAGATCACGGGCGACTCTGTCGGTGCAACGTCACGGTGAAACGCGCTATCAACAAGTTCAACGCCAATCAACGTATCGTCATCGGTTGCAGGAAACTCACCCAACACGCGAACACGAAACGCGTTGGATTCCTCGCCATAGCGCGAAGCCATGTCCTGGATATATTCCTTGCTCACGCGCCTTGAGTCATAGCAAGACACGCGACGCGTCCACCATTCATCCTTCAAACGGTTGTGCGTCTCAAAGAAAAACCCGCTGGACTTCGTTGGGTTCCCAAGCAAAATCGTGACAGCGTTATGCCCTGACATAGAACCCGCGGCAGCCTCAAACACGGCCTCAGGAATCCCTGACGCTTCATCCGCCACAAGCATCACGTTATCCGAATGCACGCCCTGTAAGGCTTCAGGTTGCTCGGCACGCGATGTGCGAGCCGATATAAACGCTTCCGTGGGTGACGCCACAAGCTCAATGCGATCCGTTTTCATCTCAAGCAACTCGCGCCACAAGGGTGGCAACTCTTTCACCCATCGCTTGAGTTCAGCAAAGAGTGCGTCATACAACTGACTACTCGTTGGCGCGGTCACAACCACCTTAACCGGGTAGCGCGTCAACACATACCAAATCATTGCCCAGGAAGCGCCGGTTGACTTACCTACACCGTGACCGGATCGCACGCTAATCTTTCGCTCGCCATCCGATATGGCTTTCAAAAACTCATCCTGCCACGCGTCAGGCGTAACCCCTATCACTTCCCGCACAAAAAGCGGTGCGTTCTTTCGGTACTTGTTGATCGCCTCAACAAACACACGATTCAGATCCTCTTGCGTCCTAATTTCCACGATTCAATACCTTTTTAACCGCCACATGCGAAATGGCCACGCCGTGACGCTTTCTCACTTCATCGGCAATGGCGCGCAGTGACATGGAACCAGCAAGCGATTTCATCGTTTCAATGGCCGCTTGCTGCTCGGCAATGGGCACGAGCGCGGCATTTTTCCCGCTGCCCTCAACCCTAAACCCAAACGGTGCATGGCCGCCAATGTGCCCGCCAGCCTTTCGCTTGGCGGCCTGTCCAACGCGCTGCCGATCCTTAATCACGCGGCGCTCATGCGTAGCAAAGGCCGCCATGATCTCAAGCATCAGCTGCCCGTAAATGTTCTTCTCATCCGTTACGTCGCCATGCCCGTTGATGATCAACCGGATCTGCTTTTCCTTGAACGCGTGAACCGTGTTCAACGTATCCATCGAGTTACGGCTGAACCGATCAAGTTTCGCCACAACAATCACATCACCTGGTTGCGGCGTTACACCGTTTGCCGCCAAACGATCAAGAAAATTCAAATGCCCCGATACACCAGCATCCTCAATAAACTGATCAATCACCAAATTATGCGTTAACGCGTTACCCGTCACTTCCCTGCGTTGCGTGTCCAGGCTCGTACCGTTGGCTTGCTCATCCGTGCTAACCCTCAAATATCCGTAATTCATAACGCGATCCAAACCATCAGTGCATACAAAGCGCCGAACGCGGCACCGCCAAGAATCAAAGTTGTTGTGCTGGAACTCATGCTTACCCTCGTGTTGTGTCAGTGGTGTAACTGTACACCGCGTTTACAGTCATGTGTTGCGCTTACTGGAATTTTTTTCGGTTGGCCGACGAACGGATGAACGGTACGGGTGGTGGGTGCCCGTGATGCGGAACGCGGAAAGGAAACAAGTGCCCGGCAAGGAAACAAGTGCCCGCGATGCGAAGCATAAGTGGGCGCGTGTTTGGTGCCGCACCAGGCCCGCCCCCCGAAACTTCGCAAGGGGGGGGGTGGCCGCGCACCGGGCGTGGCGTCAGCGCAACGCGTCAGTCGTTGTGCGGCGCAACATCAATCACATTGGAATGGTCGTTTACGGCGTTTACGCGATTGGCCTGTAAATGCGCCGTGTTGATGCTTAGTTGAACCGTTACCTGGTTCTTGTTGTCGCCATACGTCTGTTGGTTCCACTTCGATGCTAGCCATTGTCGGTAACGCGCTCGCACGTTTGCGAGGTTAGCCTCAACCACTGTCGCGCTATCGACAATCTCCAACCCTTGTTCTGCTAACGCGTGCGCAGCGCGTGCACGCGCCCGCGAGAATTGCTCGGCGCGCTCTGGAGTGGTTTCAGTCCACGCGTAAAACGCTCCTTCGCTTACGCGAAGTTGAGCAATGATCGAGCTAATCCGTTCACCGCTAGCGACACGATCAAACAGTTCATCCTCACCGCCAGGAAGTTTATGCACGGCCTTGTTAACGATTGAACGCGCTTCCCTTCGCTTCTTGTTCGACATCATTGCGCCTTGTTCTTCGAACCCTGCGCCCTGATCGCTTTCCTCGATCACTGTTAACTCGCCTTCTCCCCCCGCGGCGTCCTGCGCTTTGCGCAACTCGCCCTGTTCCTCGTTAACGCGTTGCGCGTTCACTGTTCCCTGCCCCTCGTTAACGCTTTCCTCGCTCACCATACCTTGCCCCACTTCGCCAATACCCTTCAAACGCGTTAAAACGCCCGCTGACGCATTTTCTCTTTCCATTGGTACTTACCCCTTCTTAACTCGTTCCATCGTCCCTAAAGCCTCTTTACTCAACGCATAAGCCTGGTCACTGTTCCCGCTGTAAACCGGCCCAATATCCTCTGGTGCCATCACGGACAACACTTCAGCGCCAGGCATAGCGCGCTTAATGTTAACGGCTTGCGTGAAAAACTCCTGCTGCAAGATCACCGCAATCTCTTCCATCGTCCAACAGTCACACGCTGGCCTCATCTCGCCATACGCGTAAGCCGACGCCGGATCTTCGCAAACCGCAAACACGCTCCCATCCTCACGCTGACCCTCAAGCACGTTCACGCTCAACACTTTCCCGCCAAGCGATTCCGCTTCCTTCTCTAACGCATCATAAGCACGCTTCATACCGGCACAAGCCGAGCGATACGCTTCCACGTCCCTCGCTCTATACGCATCCCGACAACGCATCAGTTGCCGCCAAAACCGTAAACGTGTTTCCTCGCTCACAAGTTCCGCCAAACGATCCAGGCCCCAACGCTGATCCGCTTCCCGTTTCCTCGCCATAACGCCAACGGCTGCCGCGTTCATCGCCAACACAATCGCATCATCCACTTCAAACGGATTCTTCAAACGGTCTTCCGGGTTACCGCCATGAAGATAAGTTTTTACCTTTCCCTTGTTCCTGTTGCCCGCCATAACATCAATCCTTTCTGTTCTCTGCTATCTGCTATCCAATCACACTTAACCATTCATCCGTTCATCGCCATCCTCATTGCGCTTTCCTGTTACCCGCCATAAGGATCAAATCAAAACCAACGTCCGAAACATTGAAGCGTCCGAATGTGTGTCTTTCAGACACACACACATATCGGACGCGTTCGCTTTTTGTTCGTTAACCATTACGGACAATCCAGGACGGTTTTCCGGACGTTTCAGGACGTTTTTAACTGTTTCGGACATGGTTATTTAGGACGCTAAAACTCATTCGGACGCACTTCGGACGCATACGCTATCCAAACCCACTCATCACGCATGGCGGTATAACCAATATCGGCTAACGTATCGCGCAATTCCTTCCAACGTTTCCGCTTATCGCTGTCCTCAACATCGCTCCCAAGTCGCGTGTAAACCTCTTGCCGCCACACGTCAACCGTTACGCACCTATGCCTCTCGCCTTGCATAATCCTGTACTCGCCTTGCGTCTTAATCACATGGCGTAACGCTTCCCTTGCCATCACTTGATGCTTACCCCTTCCCGTCTTATTCCCTCTTCCTGATGGCGGCTTAAATTCATCCTGATCAGGTAAATCACCCGTGAATTCCTTAACCACTAACGTCGCTGATTCATCCGATTCAAATCCCAATCCTTTTGGCGGATCCAGCTGCACGCTATTGAGTGAAAAGTGAATCTCAATACCGTCCTTACCATCCTTTTGCTTGGTAATCCGTAACGTCCCTGATTGCGCTTCCTGATGGCGGGTAATCTCAATCTGCGTATCCACGGCACCTAAGAAACTTGAGTGCCCTCGCAACCCCAGTGACGTGTCCTTACCTGAGTGATGAACAACAAGCAAGGCGGCTTCCGTTGCCGCTTGGAGTCGTCCGCATTGCGCAATAAACGCACCCATATCCTCCGAGGCGTTCTCGTTTCCTCCGCCAAATGCTCTGGCTAGCGTGTCAATGATGATCAGCTTTGGTTTCTCAATCTCACTTTCGGCTATGGCGATTAACAGATCCGTGAAATCCGATTCAGATCCTCGCAAGTTCACCTGCGACCTGATAACGCCAACAGGTATGTCCGTTAGCTCATACTGCTTTCTCAGTCCTGCAATGCGCGTCCCGATACCTCCATGCCCCTCCCCTGCCACATACAGCACGCCCCCTTCGCTTTGGACTTCGTGGCCTAGCCACGTCTGTCCACTGGCGACCATGGCGGCCATGTGTAGGGCTATGAAAGACTTAAATGTGCCTGGTGGCCCGTAAAGCGCCATGAATCCACGTTGCGGAATCACACGATCAATGAGCCACTTAACGGGTTCGTCTTTAGCGTTACGCCACATCTCAACCTTGAACCGTCTCGGCACATGATCATCAAAGGGTTCCGCTTCAGGCGTTACGGATTCAGGTTCCTTCTCGGCTTCTTTTCCCGTTAGTCGTGTTGGCGGATGAACGTCCTCGCCATCCCATAACGCTGTTTGCTGTACGAGTTGCTTCAAATCCTCCAAATCGTGATCAGCGTCAATCCACTCGTAAGCATCATCACCAATGGCGTCCATGCCCAAATCGACAATGCGGATCTGCGCTGCCGTTCCTTGCAACGCTTTTGCAACACGGTTCGCATAACGCCATCCAGGTAAATCGTGATCCGGCAGAATCACCACGTTCCTGTCTTGAAAGTAAGGCGTGATCGCTTCCGGCCAATCGCTTGCCCCTTGGTGCGCCGACACGGCCACCACCCCCAAAAACGCTGTCAGGTACTCAGCTGCCTTTTCGCCTTCCGTGATAAAGACAACCTTTGATGGGTGCGCGGCCATCATCGGCAAGTTATAGGGCACTGGCTCCCAACCCGCAATCGTTGGTATCCGTTGCCCGTCCACGATTCGATATTGGCGGTAAGTTTTCTTGCCGCCTGGTAGCTCATAACGCACTTTCTGCGCCGTTATCTCGCCATCGAGCGTGATGTAGTCCCAGGCGTAAACCTCGTTTAACCTGATCGGTTTAACGTTCTCCAATGGATCAGCACTGATCCTTCTTGGCGGCAACGAGTTCCACCCTAACTGTCCATCACCAAGCAATGGCTTAACGCTCTCAAACACATCGGCTTGCTCGCACCCGCCAAAGCACTTAAGCAGAATCTTTCCACCTTCCCCGTCCGTAATGGCAAGCGATGGATTCGTGTCACCGTTCCCGCTGCCATGCCCAGGTACCGGGCAACTGGCTAACCACCCCCGCTTATATCGCTTGGCGTTACCAAGCGCCACCGCTAATTGTTCAGCGTGCATTTGTTTCTATTCCTGTTGGCGTCAAAAAAACCCGCGTATAAACGCGGGTTCGTTTCAACGTGTTGCTCTAAAACTCTTCATCACGTTGCGCGGGTGCTGCTTGCTGCACCGCGGCCACGGGCGCCTCGGCTTCGCCGTCCATGCCAGCTGGCCTCGGTATCCACTTCATGAGCACGAACTTAGGCTTACGCGTTCCGCCTTTGCCAACCTTCAACAGATCCGCGCCCTGGTACTCGACAACGGGCACCTTATCCAGATTGGCGGCACGATCCTTTGAACACGCCATGTAAAGCGATTCAAACCCCATGTTGCTGCCTGCCTGGTTAGAACTCCATTCCACTAAGCCAAGCTCCTTGTTGTAGAAACGTGCAACGAATCCGCGCTTGTGATCTGCGCTTGGCTGCGCACCTTTCTTTCCTAGCTCGTGATCCGGTTGCCAATCACGCACACCCGTTGCCAGCATCAACCACCCGGTTTGCGTGGCGTCAATATCAAACACGAGTTGCTTGAGTTGGATTTCCTGGCCTTCCTTGTTCGTCCACGCATTAGCTTGTGGCGAGAAACGTATGTATGGCAATCCAGATCCACCACCTGTTAGTCCTAGCATATAAACACCTTTCAATTAAGCGTTAAACGGTGATGTTTGGCGCGTCCTTGCGCCCAAGCGTTAATCCGCTTGATTCGGCTGTCACCAATTCAGCCAAACTCTGATACATGTCAGGAAACTGCTTTTCCATTTGCGCGGGTGTGATCGGCATCCGCTTAACGGTTCCCGGTATCTCCTCCACGCGTGACATAACTTCCTTTTCGTTAGACCATTTGCGTGTAGCGCGTTTCGCCACAAGCGTCCAATCCTCCAATCCTTTGCCGCTTTCAAGAAACTTAAACGCTCGTTTCTGGATCGCTTCAATCGTTTGCTGCGCATCAACCGCCATATTAAGCAATGCGTTCATAGCATCGCTATCCATTGCATCCACTTCGGCTTTGGCGATAACCGCCACGGCTTCGCGCTTCTTAGGACACGCTGACCGTGCCGGGCACCACCTGCAATGCTCACCCTCAACAATGTCCGGGTTCGGATCAAGCGTTCGCTTGATGGCGGGAAACAGCACATCCTGACGCCACACGTTCAGCGCATGGCGCGTGATCTTAAACGTTTTAATGGGTTGCGGTTGCGTTGGCTGCACAATCACCAAACTGAAATCCTTAACGCTTTCCGGTAGGTTAGGCTCCACGGCACACGCGTACAGTTTCAGCTGCGCGCTATCAGGTTCGACGTTTATCTGACCTGTTTTCAAGTCAGCAACAACGCATTCCGTGTCACTCCATATCACGCAATCTGCCGTGCCAAACACATGCGCCGATAACGGATTGGCGAGCACAACGCGCTCCTCAATGAGTGCCGCGCCAAATGATTCATCCTTCTCGAATGACTCAACGAAATCAATATAAACCTGCGCCCAACCTGCCATCTCTTCTGTGATGGCGATCCCTTCAAACACTTCACCGATATACCGATTAGCCTTCTCACCCATCATTAACGCCATGTCCGACAACGCATGAACGGCAGTACCAATCCTGGCGGCTTGCCCTGCTTCCGTTCTCGGTACCCCTCGCGCCAGTTGGATAGACGCTGGACATGCAATCCAACGCTCCGCGGACGAAGGACTCCATTCACTGTGATCTTTGCTCATACATCATCCCTCTTGTAGTACCAGGCCCACGCTCCGTGTCTGCCCGCCGTCCATTTATAACGAGTCTCCCTATCGACAAGACCTTTTGCCATTAACGCTTTCAAATGCTTCCTTGCGCCTTCAGTGGTGCATCCAAAATGCTTTGATAGCTCGATGAGCGAGTAAGGCTGCGTAAGATGGGCTAAGTAGATCTTCTCGGTTTTGGTCAGAGGTTTGTGTTTACGGAGAATCTGACGGACTAACCATTTGACTTGATCGGTATGGTGAACAAGTCCGAGGTTATGAGCCATTCTTTGGATTTCAGCGCCATTCATTGCTCACCCCTTGCTTTAATTTCGTCTCTAATTTCGTGCAGTGCTCGGTAAGTCCACTCGCAAGCAAGCTCTCCAGACCGAGAATTGCCGACAGGGATTCGATACGTTTCAAGGATCTCGATGAAGACTTTTCTTTCATGTGCTGCGACAAGTGCAGCGAAGTGCTCTAAATCCTTGTGAGTGAAGGCATAAAGCCCATACGCAGTTTTTGTCATCATCAACAGGGTTTCCCACGGCTTGCGTATACCTTCTTGTATAGCAAGTTCATCAAGTCCGAGGTGGTTAGTCATGTGTTCTTCTCCTTTAGCTTGCGTAGTAGCTCGACGCGTTCTAAATCCCACGCCTTTTGCTTTTGAGCCATAGTGCTGTTTGCCATGTGGTCGCATCGTTCAGCGTGAAGGAGTTGGGTTTCAATCATCTCGTCAATTAATTCAACCTCGCGCTCCGTCAGCCCAACCCATTGCTTTGGTGGTGCGGCGTAGAGGGGTTCTAATTCATGGTCAGCAAAAGCATGCGACTTAGTTTTTAGGACAGACACAGACCCATCAGACCAAGTTTTCAGCCACAAAACTGGCTCTTGCTCTGTCTCTAGTGCTTTGCGCAGGGCGGTGATAGCGTTCTGTTGTAGCGTTAAGCCTGATCCAAACGCAGTGATTACTTTCTCCAGCGCCTCAAGCGCCAGTTGCATAGCTTCTCTGCTCATTTCAAATACCCCGCGCCAAACCGCGCCAAAAAGTACGTCGCAACGCACCAAACAAGAAACCAATAAACAAACTCCGGTGTCTTGTAACGGATGTAAGACCAAGGTGTGCGGCCAATGAGATATAAATCCTGAAGCCACAACATGTCATAGCTGACATGATTCGGTTTTGGCGGCTGATAGTTGCAACCAATCCGCACGCGCTTTTCGGGTTTCACTTCAACCTGAATCGGTATCCCTTCTCTGATGTAAAAGCTCATATTTCCTCTTCTTTCGCGCCTTTAGGCGCTCCCGTTGGTGAACTAATCTGTGACAGTTTGCGCAAAGCGGTATGCACTTCTTAACCTCTTCAAACGCTCGCAAAAACCGTCCATTCTTAATTAACAAATTGACTGATTCTTTGTTAGTCTTATCAACATGGTGAAAGTCAATCAGCGCAGGATTGCTGATGCCGCAATGCGCGCATGAAAGTGATGCCTTGTACGCATCCCATGCCTTGCGCCGTAATCGTTTGTTAACGATCGTTGCTTGCTTAATCCGCTCTCGGTTCTTTTCGTAATGCTTTTTGGCGTAACCGCGTTGCTTCTCGCGGCGCAAAGCAGGATCTTTATACGGCAAGCGATTTCCGCCAATAGATCGTGCGTTCCGCGCCCCACGGTTTGCTTGGCTCGAACATCCTGAACCCTTCCGCGATCAGCGAATTGGCTGACGCTGGATTGTCCGTCGTATCGCTTACCGCCCAAACTTTCCCAAGTTGGCGAGCAAACTTGCAACGCGCACGGATTAGCTTTTTCTGTAACCCGTTGCCCTCGTGGTGCATGATCACGCCAGCCCGCGCCAAGTAAACAGTATCCTCCCAACTGGCTGATGGCATCAGACACGCGAACGCGCAAGCCTCGTCTTTCAGATACGCCACCCACCACCAACCGTTGCTCGGACATATCACGTTGTCCGCGGGAAGGATCTGCCGCTGCATGTAACGCAACAATACTTCTCGGTTCGCATCCACCGTAACTTGCTTGACCGTGTACGTTGCTTTCATGGCGGGCATATTGTGCCACAAACGCTATAAATTTCAATGACTTAACCATGACAGTTAGCTCATGTTCCAGTGACGCGGCCACAAGTACAAATCTTCCTTTGTGGCGTAACGCTCGTTTAGCCATGTCGTCGTGCGCTCCATGCCACCGGCACACACCCACCAATGCGGTTTTGAGTAGTGCGGCACGAATAAAACCGTGTCCAAGTAATACACCTTTTGCATTACGCGTTCTGCTTTCTCATCGCTCATTTAAGTAGTCCCTGATAGAAACGTGCCATGTCCATTTGAAATGCTCTTCGCTAAATGGATACATCGGTGTGTCAGCTTGCGAGTCGTAAAGCATTGCTTCACATTTCTCGGCAATGCTGGCTTGTGAATCGCCAAACGCGTAAGTGTGCGTTAGCTCACCATTGAGTGCGTTCTTGTTTGTTAGCACTGACCTGTTCATCAGTGCCGCGGTAAGTGCCCTGTCATGCGGGCACCAATCCCAATTGGCGTCAAAGTTAATCAGGCCCGCGTAATGCTGCACCATCGTCCCCAACGCGGCGTGCGGTTGGGAACCAACATATCGCCAGTTGTCCACTTCACCAAAATGCTCCATCCAACCTGGCCCTGCAATGTCAATGGGTAAACCTTTAAGCGCAGACATGACATGCAATCGTCTGTGGCGTTTCATCGCCGCATCCAATGCGCAATACGCATCAAGCAATAAGGTTTCTTCGTGCAACCTGTCGTATTGCACGCGAATGTCTAGCACCTTGCTCAGCACGTCCCAATGGCTTCCATCGCCAAGCAACAAGTAATCATCCTTTAAGTCAATGGTTCGCCTGACTTCAGAAACCGTTTCATCAAGCGTGTCCTTGATCTGCGCTAACTCGTTGCCAATCCCGCCAAACACAAGCAAGCGATCACGGTACATGGCTTCCTGATCAATCGGCGCAGCAGGAAACCCGCCAAAGCGCAACTCATTGCCGCACAAGAAATGCGCATCAGCTGTTTCGTAATCCGCAAACGCGTGATAAAGGTTGTCCTCACTGCTTGATGCTTTCAAGTATTCAAGCACTTCAGGCACACGTCGCAAGTCATTGTGGTACGAGTCAATGACGTAATAGGTCACGCGCTTACCGCGCTTTGACATTTCGCGCCATAGGTATTCATCACCAATCTTTACCTTCAGCGGCAGTGCGCCAATCATGAACAATTCATCAATGGCGGATAACGCGCCAATCGCCTGAAATTGCTGCTCAAGCGGTGCCATGATGTTCACAATGTGCGGCTCAAACCCGTGTGCCGCAAACCCGATAGCGATATGGCGGGCAAAGTTTTCTGTGACGCCATACGGATGTGTGTTTGTAAGAATGCAAATCCTGCGATGCGTTTTCATGCTTGCACCCCAAACCATTTTTTGGCGTATTCCGGCCTGTGCTCAACGATCCACGGTGCGGCTGCACCGATCAACGCTTTAGCGTCACGCCCAACCGTCATGCTTCCTGCGTGATGTACATAAGCGCGTGACACGAAATGCTTATAACCGTCTGCCGCCATGTCAGCGCACACAACGTCATCACTAAACCAGTTGATCGGCGGAAACGGGTGATCCTTCATCGCTTTGGCGTTCACCCAGGTAAAGATCGGACTGATCACGTCAACGGGTTTGATGGCATCCTCAGAGCGCCAGCGGCACATCTCAATCGCGTCACCTTCGTTGCGCGGTACTCTGATGTTTTGCGGTGGTCGCACAAAGTCTGAACGCGCTGCGATAAAGCCAATGCGTTTGCACACTTTGCTCAGTGCAGCCACATCATCAAGCAATAACGACATGGTTTGTGGCGTGATCACAACATCATCGTTAGCAATGATGAACGAATCATCGCCTTCTGCAAACGCTTCAATAGCTGCGTTGTAGTCATCGCCAAAGTTGCCAAGTTTCCCGTCCCATACGCACAACTGCACCCCTTTGGCGTAATGAAATACGCTGGACTTCATGACATGCAACGTTGGGCTTCCTGTGGTTGATATGATTATTTTCATGCGGGCCAATGTCCTATGCGTCTCAAGCACTCGATAGCGCGGCGGCGAACCACGGCATCCTGAAAGCGCCCGTATTGCTCCAAGCCTTTGAGCGTTTCGATGCAATCAGTTAGATTCTCCATCGCTTCGGAATACTTTGATTCCAACTCGCTAATCGCTGACGCTTTGCTGCGTTTCTTTTCTGGTTGTTGCTCATCAACTGAAAACTCATCCATGGAGTGATTCCTTAAAGGTCATTGGGAAAGGCGTTAAAACAGAATCGTAAAGATGTGGATCGCGCAGTGCTTGCAACTTTCGTATCAGTTCTTGCTTAAAGTTCCATGCGCCAAGGATAAAAAGGCACTTTTGCCTGATCTCCGATACGGTTTGAAGCGCAACAATTTGCTGCGTGGAGTTCGGAAGGTACTTACCGATCTTCAATGGCGATTCATCCACCACGACATGCGGATCGTCGTTAATGGCTTGCATCAGCGTAACGGCCTTGGCGGCACAACCAACCATCACCACCACATACCCATCGTTTTTGGCTTGCTTAATGACGGATCGCATGGATTCCACGGCACGGTTTACGCCATTGGAAAATCGTTGACCGTCCATCCACGTCAACTGGTGCAACCTTCCCTCGTTCCACTTGCTCGGTGCAAAGGGGATCGGACTCGGAAACGAGTCACGCTTACATACTGCTGCAAGCATCGATCCGCCATGCACGTTAACGCGCTGGCGAAAACCTACCCTTAAACCCGCTCTGGTACACGCCAAGGTAAACGAGTCAACTGTGAAAAAAGAAACATGTTCGTGATAAATCGTGTCGAACTCACCATTGGCGAGCATATCCATTTGGCTCACCTGGACGTACGCAACGCCATCATCCGTTAAGCAAGCCTCAATGCCTTTGAGAAACGCAATCGGATCGTCGTTATGCGCCAACACGTTCATGGCGATCACAACGTCATAGCGTTCATTGCCCATGTTCAAGGGCCAATAAGCCGGGATCGTGTAAACACCTTTCTTGCTTGAAAGTTCGAGCAAATTCTTTGCTGGTTCAATGCCCGTTACGGTTGCGCCACGCTTGGCAAGTTTCTGCAACAACGTTCCATCGTTGCTTGCAATCTCAAGCACGTCAGCGTTCGGGTGATGGAGCGAAACGTTCTCTGCGAACCATTCAAAATAATCGTTAAGCGTGTTGCTCGTGCCGCTGACGTATAGATAGTGATCGAATAGTTCTTTAGCGTTGTAGCTCACCTTTTGCATGACGTGCGTACATTGTGTACACATCTGCGCAGCAAGCCTTGCGCAGCGCACAAATGTGTTGGGATTGTTCTTTAGCGCGTTGGCGGGTGGTTGCTCGCCAAGATCAAAGATCATTTCTGTTTTCCCCTCGCAAAGCAAGCATTGGTTAATTGTTTTGTCCATAAGCTCTCTTGAAGTGCTCGCACCGTTCTTGTATTGAATAGAGTTGCGGAATTGTTGGGAGCGCGAACGAATATGTGCCTGTGCTAACACCAAACTCAACCGGGACTTTGTAAACACTTGCCACCTCGTGCGCTAGCTCGCCAATACTCATGGTGTAAGACGCCAACGGATAAATGCCTTGCGCGCTGTCATCTTCAATGATTTCCATCACGCGCTCCGCTAAGTCGTCATGGAACAAAATGCTTCGCATTGCATCAGGATTAGTAACGTAAACGCGCCCCTCTTCAATCGCTGATCGGTTCATCGCGTTAAAGATCAAATGCCATCGCATCTTTGGCGACCATCCGCTTACCGTGCCCATGCGCAAACCAATCACGCGCTTGCCCATGTACTTAGCCACCAAGTCGAATGACAACTTGCTGGCGTCATAAGCGTTTTCGCGCTGTTCGTTTGCCACCAACGAATCACCGTTTGAAAGCAACGATCCTGTGCTGGCGTAAATCAGCCTTGTGTGTGCCGCCATGCGCTCAAGTAGACACAATGTGTATACAACGTTTTCCGCTACGGCTCGATGCGGTTGGCGGTTAGCGTCGGCAACGTTAGACACGCCAGCAAAGAAAAGGATCTCATCAAACGCACTAAGTGCAACGTCTGACATGTCCATGAAATCCATGCCCGTTTTTATATCAACGGCCACAAGATTCACGTCATGCGCAATGTTTTTTAGCAGCTGGCTGCCAACGTAACCATCGGATCCAATAAGCAAGACGCGCTTCATGAAATCTGCCTGATGATTTCTAACGCTTTGCCTCGCACCTCTTCCGTAACTGCGTGTCCAAACTCTTCAGGATGCAATAACGAGTGGATAAACCTGCGCGCAACGCGCAACTTGTTGTCGCTTTCCGCGGCAAGGGTTCGCGTGTACTTCAACAACTCTTTTAGATTTTCAACTTCCTGTGTGCTCATTCATAACCCCATAAAGTGCAATCAAACTAGCGTCAGCCCGCCCGTCATCTCTTTTGCGTGAAAAACTTGACGCGTTATTAGGAAACATTTGTTGCGCCAATGCTCGTGCGCCATCCTTGCCACCCGTCAACCTAACCTTGCGCTGCCACACGAGCGGCGGCACAAAGTGGTAAGGAATCTGTAAGGATGCAAGCACGCCCTCAACATTGCCGAGTGAGCGCCCAAACGAAAACATGGAACTTACACCCTGGCCGGGCATGGCGGAAACCTGCTCGATGTACGCGGTGCATTCGTAGTCAATCAGGTAGGCCGCCAAATGCGTATGCAACTCATGTGGCGACACAAAGTTCTTGACAGCCTTTCCAACGGTGCGCTGCACAATCGGCATGTCAATCACATCAATGAGTTTCTTGCCTTGGAGTGTTGCAATCGCACCACTTGCACCTGGATCAATACCAATAATTAGTTTGTTCATAGCTTTCCATTTGGCGGTAAAAAGTTGCAAGTGTCCAACCTTTTCCGACGAACGGCAAAAAAAATGCCCGCAAGCGGCGGGCAAAAACCAACAGGAGGGGAGTTCCGGGGGTAAGTTTACCTGCGATATTCCTCGGTGAGAAGTCCCCCTGCAACAGGGAACGGAGCAACCTGGAACGGGCCAACCTGAAATGGCCCCGCCATACGGCTTGCAAGCATACGTCGTTGCTGTTCGCGTGCGGCGGCAACGGCTGGCGATACAACGCCACCTTGCGCGGCAGCTTGTGCCGCTTCAACGTTGGCCGCGGTTTGCATACGTTGTGAAACGTTTTGCATCATCGGGCCAACCATAGGAATGTTGCCGCCAACGCTACGCGTAAGAATGTTCATCAGCGTTGGCGCTGTTCCAGAACGGTTGATCAGCGGCACACCACCCGTTGCTGGCTCGCCAAACGCTGCCGTTGATGCGCGTCCAATACGCTTTAACTGGTCAACTTCTTCCTTGTTGAATAGCACTTCAAGTTTCGGTTGAATCCGTTTGAGCGCCGAATTAAATCCTGCTTGGCTAAATGCACCAGACGTTCCCACAGCACTATCAATCAACCATTGAATGGTTTGCGCTCTAACGTCATCCCATGCCGCCCTAGCTTGATCAACGGCAGCCTGGTCGACATTAGCGCCACGCGGTTTGGTGAGCGTGTCGCGTAACGCAACAACGTCTTTTGTTTGGCCGCCAACAATGAACCGCTGAAAGAATTGATCCTGATTAGCTTGGCCCGCAACGATTGGCTTAAAAGGATCAAATTCACGCGCTCTGGCGGCTGACAGTCCAATACCTTCGCGGAACTTTTGAACGGCTTGATTTGCCTCTGGAATGTTTTGCGTCACTTCCGCCATGTAAGCATCGAGCTGCTTTTTAATATCTCCCATGGCTTTTGCTGAACCTGGATTTTCTCCGGCCCGTTGCGTTAGCAATTGGCGAAACTTAATCGCTTCTTCAATGCTAAACGCTCTTCCGTCATCGCCGCCTATTGCAAACTGTTCAATGCGTTTTTTAACAGGCGAAGGGATAACATCTTCAAAGTTATCAAGCGTGTCCTGAATGCGCATCCTAAAGTCGCCAAAAGGAATTTGATCCTTTGCGCCTGGCAGGCTTCGCGCTGCGTTATATGCCGCATCAATGTCCGCACCGAGCGCACCAAATAAGCCGCTACGGTCAACACGCTGACCAATGGCACCTGTTACCGCTTCGCCAGTTGCTAATGGCGTTGGCTGCGCTTGTCCGCGTAACGCTTCAAGACGCTCGCGCAACAGACGTGGTTGTTGCGTAAAAATATCAAGTAACGGCTGACCAGCACCTTCAATGGCGGCAAGGTTGCGTTCTGCTGCAAACTGTCTAGGATCACGCGTTACTTGACCTGATGTGTAAGGCATACCAAGTTTTTCAAAATCTTCGCGCCTGATTAGTGATGCTGGATCAAGTTTCCCGGTTACTTGTAATTGCTGCTTTGCACCTTCAGCAAGCCTTGCTTGCGCCGTGGCAGTAAGTTGCGAAATATCGGCTTGCGGATCAAGCGTTTTGATGTAATTGTTAATCTCGACACGCACTTGCGATGGCGACATAACTGTTGCTTGGCGTGTTGCTGCCGCTGTTAGATCCTTTGCACCTAACGCAAGGCGTGACGCACCTTTAACCACTTCAGGCGCAACTACACCGGCAACTGCGCCTGTCGCCGCTTGTGCAAGTTTTGACTCTGGTGTCCCCGCTTCGCTATACATGGCGGCAGCTGGAACTGCGCCTTGCAATGCTCGCGCCGTGATACCGCCAAGTGTTAACTCTCTTCCGCCTGGTATAAGCATGGCCGGAGCGGTTGCCATGACGTTCCCCACCATACGAGGAATATCTGCCGCTGGCCCTGCATCGGTGCGCATACCGCGCTCACCGTAAATGCTAGGTGGTTGCGCAGTTCCTATGGCGGCTTCATACATCGCCAAATCTTTATTGACTTGCTGCGTGTACTTGGCGGCTTCTTCTGGATCAGTCGCCATCAAGTACAGTTGCTTTAAGCCTTGCCCAACATCCATAAACCCGCGAATCGTGCGCTCGCCAATGGTTGGTGATGGTGGGCGCTCCATGCGTGGCGTTTCAACAGGAACCAAACGCACTTCGCGCTTTTCTTCCTCGTCAACGGGTATGAGTCTGGCTTCGGCCATAATTTATTCCTCTACTCGGAAACGTTTTCCGCCAACAGTCACATAGTAATTACCATCAACACCTTGCGTTGCCGTTACTGGTTTTCCATTAACCGTCACTTGCTTGGAGTATGGCTTAGGCTCCGGTATTTGATACATTTGCGCAAATTGGCTCATGCCTGGTGCGGCAAGGATTGTTTGCGCTGCGTTGCGTCCACGCTTAATTGCTTCACGGTCAACACGATCAGAAAGGTCAAGCGCTTGTTTAAGCGATGCCTCGCCAACCGAAATATCAGCGTTCGACACTTTTTCGAGCAACTTAATGTCAGAATCAGACAACACGCCTTTCATCTTTGATGCGTTGTTTAATGTCCTTTGTGCAAGCTGCGGGATCAGTGTGGCGGTATTTGCAATCCTTTGATCATCTTGCATGTAACCAAGTGCCTGTGCAGCCTGACCAAGTTTAAGCCTTCCTCCGGCACCAAAACCAGTAATAACGCCTTGATCAAGCAACGCTCTAACGCGGTTACTATTTTCAATTTGACTTGCTGCTGATTGCCCTTGTTCAACCTGTCCTGTGGCCATGGCAGCGGTAGACTTAGCCATTTCTTTGCTAAATGTCTCGCCAGTAGAGACGTTAATGTTTGTTACCGGCTTTCCTGCCTCTTTAAGTTGTTGCTGGTATCTCAAATATGCTTGCGCGGCAGGGCTTGACGCATAACTTGGATCTCTAAGAATCATTTGCTCTAACGATAATTCTTTAGGAGCAAATGGCGCTGATGCGATTACATTTCCTGTTGGCCCAATTGCCTGTGATCCAGGTGAAAGCACTGTTGGCTTTTGGACTTCGCTAATGTTTTGCGCGAGATCCGTTAAAGCCTTGGCTTGTGCCGCGCCACCCGGTTCAAGCGCAAGCTCGGACGCTACATTGCGCAATAGGTTGGCCCTCATTCGCTGTTGAGCATCTTCAGGAATTGGCCTTCCAAGAATCTCTGCGGCTTGTTGCGTTGGGCCGCCACCACCAGCAAGTGCCATGGTTGGCGTTACTTCAGTGGGCAAGCCTTGCAATCGCTGGCGTAAAGCCTCCATCCTTTTTTGCATGGCTTGTTGCTCTGCCATCTTGCGCTGTTGCTCCGCAAACTGCGCACCGACAATCTGTTGCTGCAAGGCTTGTTGACGCGCTTGTTGCAAGCCTTCCGCGGCAGTGCCGCCACGAGCGAGCGTTGATCCGATATTGGCAAGCGTCATCCATCGTTGACGCATACGCTCTTCTTCATCCATGGCTGGCGTTGGCAAACCAGGGATCATGGTTGCACGATCAAGACCTGTGCCAAAGCGTTGCAAGACATTAGGCGATGCGCCTTGCATGGCGGATTCAGGTGAATTCGGAACCGTGCTGTATGAAGGGCCGCCAAACAGAAAGTCTAAAAGTGCCATGTTTAACCCCTTGTGCGGCGATCAAGTTCCTTGACAGCCTCAACCAGCAAACCCGTTACCTCTGGATAGTTCACCATCTTCATGCCGTTATCCGCTTTGGCTACCGCGTGCGGCATAACGCGCTCAACGTCTTGCGCCATCACGCCACCCGTTGGCATATCCGAACCCTTGTACTCGTACTCGTAACCGCTGAGTTCGCCAAGCGATGCAAGTGGTGACTTCATCTTGGCGATGTTTTCCTTCATGCGCTTATCGGAAAACAGATAAGCGAGTGCCGCAACATTGCTTAAACCCTGCCCAAACTGTTGAGCGCCGGAAAGATTTTGTGTCGTTTGTTGCGTACCACCTGATGGCATTTGCGTAAGGCCTTGTTGAAGGATTTGCAACTGCTGCAACGGGTAATTCTGTTGGCGCAGAAAGTCTTGATACGCCAAATCCAAATTGGCTTGGTTCATCGCTTGTTGCTGCGCACCAATACCTTGTAATCCCGCCGCGGCTTGTTGGCGTAAACCAATGTCCTGCGCACCGAGCGCGGCGGCCTGCCCAAACCCTTGCTGCGCAAGTTGTGCCGCGGCCTGTGCGCCTGTTTGCAATGCGGCTTGCTGTTGCAGTGCTTCCTGCACGGCTTGGCGAGTTCCGCCATACGCGCCAGCTTTTGCCGCGGCAGCGCGTGACTGTTGCTGTTGCATCAGTCGTTGCGTTTCAATGTTGCCGAGCGTGTTTTGGATAACCTGCTGGTTATAAGGATTGTAAAAATTAGCCATGGATTCGCCAAGACTTAATGGCGATTCTCTGATGGCGGCCATTGCCTCTTGTTGCGGTTGCGTGAATCCCGCAATCCTTGGCCCGCCATAGGCTTGATAAGGTTGCTGCGCTACCTGTTGCGCAAACGCATAGTTTTGCAGCGCAGCTTGCTTAAACTCTGGATCGGGTGTGTATGTTGACGAACTTCCGCCGCCGCCTTTACTCATGGTGATAGCTCCTTGGACATGACAGTCCACTTCTCTTGATAACCTTCGTCCGCCAGAAACGATTTGATCCATCCGCGCCGACCCGCTAGCGTGACGCGATTACATCCTATGGATAGCGCCCACTTCTCGATAACGGGACGCATTGCGGCGAGTTCTTCGATGTTTCCGCCAGCAAGGAAGTAGTGACATGCCTTGCTTTGCGGATAAACTTGAATCTCAGTAATGACAGCGGATTGCGAACCGGGCCAAAACTGCATTTGCTTGTTTGTCACGGCCTTTGCAATATCTTCAATGGTATGCGTTTGTCCAGCGTGAAGCAATGCCGCCTCAAGGTAAGGCTTACATCGCTCCCAGTGTTGAAGGTCAAACTTTGTCATTGAAGGGAAAGCAATCCATTGTTTGCGGCTTGTGGCGTGAAACTGGATAAAAGACCTTGCAGCGGCGTTCCACTACCAAGTTGCCCAAGATAGTAGTTATATGGCTGCAAAGTCATATTCTGCGCGGCCTGGTTGTAGCTTGAAAATAACTGCGCTTCAGGTGATGCGCTAATTGATTGGCGAATATCTGACAGCGGTACGCCTTTGTTGTACTCGCCAAGCCAGTAACCGTAATCGGCTTGCGTTGGCATCCTTCCAAGTGACGTGCGATAAGTGCGGTTTAGCAACGCTTCGGGTGATGTGCCAATGGATTCCTGAATCGCGCCAGCATCAACGCCTTTGGCGAGTTCACCGCCCCAGTAATTCAGATCGGCTTGCGTTGGTGCGCGCCCAAGTAAACCTTGGTACCAAGCCGTTACTTGTTGATCGTAAGGATTGACAACGGGTTGCTCAATAACTGGTTGTTGAACAACGGGTTGTTGAATAACGGGTTGCGTCGGGACATTCAAAAGGCTATCCGTTACCGATCCGCCGGGTAGTAAAGTGGAGCGATCATCAATGAAATTATCCTTGCCCATTTCGAGCAAACCCGTGTTGCCGCCAGCACCTAGCGTTACCGTTCCAGGCGGATTTGGATTCGGCGTTAAGGTTGCAAGATCCGGTGGAATTGGTTTTTTATCAACGGGCGGTAAGTTTGAATCGCTTGGCTTTGGTTCGGCTGGCTCAACGGCTGGCCGCCACTTATCACCGGATGGCAGTACATAGGGCGTCACTTTGCCCGTGTTGGTGAATAGTAAACCTTCAGGCCCAAAACCGTAACGCGTGTAATCACCAGCATATGGCGTATACGTCCTTTCCGCCAAACCTGTCTGGGTAATGCCTTGCGTTGTGCGTTTAGCGCCCGGTTGACGCGCCGCGTTAATATCAATCTCTGATTGCGCTGAACGTAAAAACTCGGTGCGCAGTTTTTCTGGGCTTGCTAACTCGTTTTGCGCCCAATCCCAGTATGCGGTTTCATTGGGTTGCGGTGCGCGTCCCAAGACTGACGTGTAAAGCTCAGGTATTGCGTCACGCAAAAACGCACTACGCAACTGTGCTGGCGTCCACTTTTCGTTGTTGGCGGACATAAGCCACCAATTAACCTCATCGTCACGCGGCGCTCTGTTTAGTGCTTGCTGGTACAAAGCCTGTATGTCTTGTTTCGTTGCCATGTCTACCTCTAGATCGACGTTGCACTGATGACGCCAGAATTATTAACCGTGATGCTATACCGCGTTCCGTTTGGCGAGCGAAGGATCAACCGCATGCCCTCCACAAACTCAACGTCTTGCAACTTCTTTAAGTTCAACGCATCAGCACTTTCCAAAGCGCGGTTGCGTTCACGCTCAAGCGGTTGCGAATAAGTATTTGGCGGCGTCGGTAATCTCATCGCCCGCTACCAGGTACAGCGTCCAAACGGATCGTGCCAACACGCCAATCAGCATCAGCATTACCAACAACGCGCATTGCTACTTGGCGGCCTGTGAACCGTGCATTCGTGTACGGTTGCATGGTATAGGGGCCATAAGTTGTGCTTGATGATTCTGGGGTCGGTTTTGTGTAAAACGTCAACTTCACTTGGCCTTGTGACTTTTCATCCGGCAATATTTGCCGTACTGCCATGAACCGATCACCCGTTGACAGTTCAACCGGGCCTGATTCCGCGTAACGCGTGGACGTGATAGGGGTTCCGTTATCCGTCCATCCATTTTCATGCTCGTACAGATAACCATCCGTGCCGACCGCCAAGGGATTTGTGAATACGCCTGAATCCGTCCAGCATGTGCGGGCTAACGCGCCAATCGACCAATGGTTTTCGCGGTAATTCCAAATGATGTACCGATCACACTCATTGCTATCGGCTGACGGGTAGAACCACCACACTTCGCCAAACGCTGAATTGTGGCCTGAGTAAATCTTCGCCACTTGATCAAGGTTAATGTCCGTAAACACATAATCGCCAACTGAGCAAGGTAACGGTTGCAGCTGGCCGTTGAATAGGAAAAACGATTTGTCGCTCATCCATACCGCGCCACCCTCAATCACAGCAACGGCTTGCGGGCCAATCAAACCGCAAAACGAACCCACTTTTTCCTGACCATAAACCAATGGCGGCCCCAGGTAATTCATCACATGAGCATCAGTCTCGGTAAGGATTAACACCTGCCCGCGAACGCGCTTTGCCGCCAAGATGCGACCGTTAGTCTGTAGCTCTAACGATCCAGCGGTATTCGTTCCTGATGGCGTCCAAACCGTGTTGTCTTCTTGATCTGACCATTGCACTAAACGCGGATTTCCTGCCGCGCCAAGTGCAAACAGATAACGCTCTGGCGTGACAATGAGAGCAGTGTTATCGGTTGGCGCGTTTGTGATGACAGCGGCAAGCGATCCAACGTTGTTTTGCCACTCGTAAAGTTTTCCGTCTGAGTTGGCGCACGCCACAAGATACTCGCCCCAGTTATCGAGCGACCAGGTTGTGGCATCGAGTTCCGCGCCAACGCTTCGCTTGGTTCCGTAAGTGGATGCGCCGTAATTGGCTGCGCCGTAACCGTAACCCGTAAACGATGATGATCTTCCAGTGATATAACCGGATGGAGTTATGTTGTAAAAGTTTCCGCCATTCCAAACGTAAAGTCTAGAGTGCGTTCCTACGGCAAGCCAACGGTCATAATCGTTATCCCGCCAGCTGAACATGCCACGCGCTGAACCTGTGAACGTATCGCCTGACGCTTTCACCCACCCGCCAACAGGCCGCATGGTTCCCTCGTACCACCGAACCAGATTGGCGTCCCAATACCTACCCGCGGCCTGGTAATTGGTGCCGTTCCTGTATACGCCTGGTGGTATTTTTAGCGGTGCAAGCATGTTTATCTCATCATAAGTGCTTCAGCTTCACGCCTACGTGTTAAACCACGCATCACACGTCCGCGTGCCTTGTTCCACTTCACGCACTCCTCGCGCGCACCTGCCCAATCGCCAGCGTCGATGCGTCGCTTAAACGTTGAGATCCGATAGTTCCCTAACCCGCAATTGTATGCCCACGACAGGACAGCTGCGAATCGGCGTGGCGCGGCGGAAACAAGCCTCGGTGATAGTTTGATGAGTCCTGTGGCAAAGTGAATTAGGTGAGCCTCTAAGCGTTTCTCGCATTCCGCCATCGACCAAACGGTTGTTGGCGTTACGTCTGGGCCTGTTGTCCCAAAACCTATCGTGTAAGGATCGCCATTGGAACCGGGATCGGGATACGCGGCAACCATACCGTTTGGCAATACCTTGGCGCAGCCCTCAAACGGAACCACCAGTAAGTCTTTGGCGATCTTGATTGCCTCTTTCATTGTTTCTGGTACTTCTCAATGGATCGGCCAACAAACCAGAATGACACGCACATGGTGAAAAGACCAAAGTCATCCGAGTCCCATGACTGGTTTAATACGTCCTGCCAACTCGCTTGCGATTCAAACGCTAGGTATATGGCGGCAACCTTCACGGCTGCGTACATAAAGAAAAGCGACCAGGTGATACCTGGACGCACTAACGCAGATATGGCCGCCACGAACCAACCGGCTGATTTGGCGGTTTCGGCTTGCTCTTCAAATGCGGCCTTGATCGTATCGAGTTGCGCAATGGAATGGTCAACGTACTTCTCTTCCATCTTGAATTGACCGCGCATTTTCTCCAAATCGGTTTGGAGTTGAAACATATTCAGTTCGTGCTGCCGTTCATTCTTCTTATCCATGAACTTTAAGATCTCTGGCGCAAGCCTGAATAGGCCGCCAAAGATCGAGCCAAGAAGCCCACCGGATAACAGGTCAAACATATCAGTGCAACTTAAACGTCGTATTGATCAGCAGCAGGATAATGGCTCCTGCGCTTGCGATAAGGATTTGCTCCAAACGCTTTAAGCGGGCGTTGATGCCCGCGTAACGTTCAGCGCAGACTGCTTCATGCGTTGACAATTTAGCCTCCACGTCTTTAGCGTTTGGTTCCACGGTTTACGCTCCAAGCGAATCGCCGCCTATCGAATCAGCGGCAATGATTTCAACAGTAACAACCTCATCAACCGTTGTTGCATATTTACCCTCAACCCATGTCTTGTCAGAGTGGTTCCAGTTCCACTGGTAACCTGCCCTGTCTGCTGGCTTTGGTGGACGTACAACCCACTCATGCGACCACCAAATAACTTCCATACCTTCAGGGCATTCCGGTGCATCAGGCACTTGTACCCAACCCTCTGTGCCGTCAGTCTCAGGCTTGGGAATACTTCCGTTTTTACTGTAGAGCATGTGTTACCTCGTCATAAGATTGGGAAGGGTGCGGTTGGAGTCGTTACCGGACGTGCGTAACCTTTGGTAATTCTTAAATCATCAATATATCCATTTAATGTGGACGAACCCAATACCACTCCATCAGATCCAATAGCGGGTCTTTGAGACTGTTGTATGTAATTATTTCCATCTGTGTAATTAGAGCCTGTTTGCGAACCATCAATATACATTTTTGTAGTGCCACTGCTTTTTATCACCG